ACCTTTGCAGGAAAAGGGTAAGGGGTATGCAAATTGAATACCCCTTATCATCCTTCTTCATGAAGGATTTTTTCTTTGTCGTGGGGTGACAATTTGTCACCCCTTTTCAGGTGTCCCAAAATTGACGACTCTTTTTAGTATCGGCCAAATTGACCGGAACTGATTAAGGAGTTACCGAAACGACAACCCCTTTATGTAATCTTCAACTACCGACAATTCATCGGTACTTCACGAGTCGCCGTCAAACCACTTAAAAAAGGCGCGTTTAGAAATCTTATAAATCTTCCCTACTTTGACAACATGAAACGGTGGATCCTCCATTAATTCATACGTTTGTCTACGGCCAATCCCCAATATTTGTTGAATGTCTTTAGGGGTTAGTGCTTCTGGAAGTTCATCTCTGTTAATTTGGTTATCCATTATTTTATCCTCCTATGTTTTTACTCTACCTTTCTTCACAAGCATTTCTATTATTAACAAACAACCCCATTAAAATTTGAACAGTTTAAGCAGGATTAATGATAATATTGTCTAATGTAATAACAATATTGAAAAGTTTACTTCATTGTAATTAATAATATTAATTTTTACATTAACATTAACATTAATTAGGAGGGTGGATATGGGGAAAATATGGGCTATATCAACGAATAAAGGAGGCGTACTGAAAACGAGTATTTGCAGTAACCTCAGTGGAGTTTTAGCACAAAAGGGTAACAAAGTTTTGATTATAGATACAGATAATCAAGGAAACATTTTGCTGTCATTCGGAAAAAATCCTGACGAGTGTGAAGTTACACTTTATGATGTTTTGGTTGAAGGTGCACCCGCTTCAGATTCAATTGTTAATGTTTACAGTTCAACTAATGGAAGCATCGATGTACTTCCAGCAAATGACGACATGGCTTTTTTTGAATTTGATGTACTGACAGAGCGCAATAAGTTCCCCGAGCCTTTTAAGTTATTAAAGGTAGCTGCTGAAGACTTACGGGATAAATACGACTATATATTAATCGATACTCCTCCAAACCTGGGATTAACTCAAGGGAATGTCCTTACATATGCAGATGATATTTTAATCCCGTTCCAACCAGAAAACTACTCGATGAGGTCACTGGTAAAAATCCTAAATGCTATTCAAGACTTCAAGTTAAAGAACAATCAAAAGTTAAACATACTTGGAGTTGTAGCTACTCTCGTGGATCAAAGGACGACACTTCATTCACAAGTTCTTCAGGAATGCAGGAGATTTTGTTTAGAGAATGACATTTCACTTTTAGATACTGTTATTCCTCGTTCTGTTCGCTTTGCTTCTAGCATAGCTTACGAGGGATTACCCGCTACTTTAACGGAGAAAAAGAATCCACTGGTTTCTACTTACTTTGATTTATTAAAAGAGATAGAGGAAGGTGTTTCATAAATGGCTAGAAAAGATAAATCATTATCTGGATTTGGTGACGTTGCTAAGATTAATAAAAATGATGACAATAACAATAAGGCTAATGCTAATGACGATAAAAAAGGTGACGTGAATAATAACACTAAAAATAATGCTAACAATGATGTTAACGTTAATGTTAGCGAAGAGGGGAAGGGAGACTACATAGACGAACTGCTGGAAGGGAAAAAGAAGAAGAGTGATGAAACGGTCATGACAGGAATTTACTTAGAAAAGGACTTGGCTGATATACTTGCTCGGTTAGCTAAAAAAGGTGGTCGTGGAACTAAATCAAAAGTAGTTAACGAAGCACTTCGAAAAGTGTTTCAGGAAAAGGGGATCTTATAGCATCGATGTCAAACCCGGCTATTAAGTAGCTGGGTTTATTTGTGCAAACTTCAGTCGGTACCATTTTGGTATCTACTGAACTGAAAGTTTAGGCATGTTTCCTCTGTCCTCAAATTGAGGTTGGAAAGGCGAATGTAACAATTTAGATAAAAGGTTACATAAGAAAAGTGATTAAATCCTTTATATATCAGGGTTCTTAAGCAATCTTAGAAATTAAGGGTGTACAATGTATCATTTTGAATGTTTTAGTTACATAGAAGAGTAACGTTTTGAATATGGATGTTACATAAGAGAAAGGGAGTGATTTTAAATGGGGAAAAGCACAACGGTACAACCGATTAGAAACAAACAAAAAATCGAAGAGATAAAAAACGTTCTGAAAACAAAATCAGAAAGAGATTATTTCTTGTTCGTAATGGGGATTAATTGCGGACTAAGAATATCAGATATGCTGCAGCTGACGGTTCGAGAGGTTTTAGGGAAACAACATATCAAGATAAAGGAGAGTAAAACAGATAAATATAAACGTTTTAGGATTAATGCGACCTTACAAAATGAAATATTGAAATATACCACTGGAATGAACGAAGATGATTATTTATTTCCTTCACGAAAGGGAGATAGACCCATCACAAGAGTTCAGGCTTATAGGATTCTAAATGAAGTAGCTGCTCAAGTTGGTTTAGAAGAAATCGGCACTCATACTTTACGCAAGACATTCGGTTATCACTTTTATCAAAAAACAAAAGATGTAGCTATGCTTCAAGATATTTTCAACCATTCGGCTCCATCGGTAACAAAACGTTATATAGGAATCTCCCAGGATGAAATAGACGAAGCGATTGATAATTTTAGTTTGTAAGGTTGTATCGTGTGGTACCTAAGCAAAAAAAACATAGAAAATTCCCCCAAGCTTAGGCTTCAGGGGATGAGACTTGACTATTAATATAGATCAAATACCTCTTAATAACATTATAACATACGGCAAAATTAACGTTAATATTAATATGAATAATAACGTTAATTTTATTCTAAAATTCACAGTCACGATAACACTTTCTGCAAGTACTTATCGTGATTTTTTATTGCACACAAACATTCGTGTTAATAATTACATAACGTTAACTAAATATTAATTATAACACTAACATTAATATTAATTACCTTGTCTAACCCTTGCTAATAAAGGATTTTATAATAAAATTTAAATTTAAAGTGAATAAAACACAACACAAATCGTATATACAAAATGTATATACTTAGTTATAATTGAGACAAATAAAACTGGAAAGTGGTGGAGAGATGTCAAAACAAATGAACATTCGGTTAGATGAAGTTCACATGTCTTTATTAGAAAAAATGGTGGAGAAGATGAAAGAGGAAGGGATAAACACTAATAAAACAGATACGATCCAGAAGGCTATTTATTCATTTGCTCGTAATAATGTTTTAGGCCAAGAAGTAGTAAGTGAAATAATTGATAAATATTACAGAGGAGAGCGGGTTGAATGAACATAAAAACATCGGAATTACAGTTGATTATTACTTGCGTTAATGACCGTAGGCAAAGATTTAAAAGGGAACTGGAGAAGGAAAGTAAATATTCTTGGTCTGATGAAATTGACGATTTAAAGGTGGATGTTGAGGAACTACAGAATTTACAAACGAAACTTGAAGATATGCTGGAAGAAAAACTTAAAGGATAGGAGCGGGTTGAATGAAAACATATCGTTATGTAGACCAAAAAACAATGAATGAGCGCATGGTGACAGCTTTAGAAACTGGTTTAGGAAGGAAGTTAACGAAATTAGAGGCTAGGAAGATTGAATGGTTATCAGGTTCAGAGTCGGAAACTACAGGAGTTTTATTAGATCTATTCAAAGAATTATCAGGTCGAAGTACAGAGGAACCAGTAACAACTAATGTGGACGATTTAAAAGTATCCTTTGTTCAAATGCCGGATGACGAAACTTTTGCTTATGGTATATTCAAGATTAAGGGACTAAGTAAAGTCTTATTTCGATTTCAGTACTTCGATGGAAAGACAGTACGTGTAGAAAATCAAGGTTCGGTATTCCTTCTTGACTCCGAAACCAGCAGCACCGGCAAAGAAATCGATTTGAAGTTAAGTCAGGAGGAAGTAGAAAAGTACGAACGTGATATTCAATTCATGATTGAAAATAACATGGTTCAATAAAGAGGAGCGGGTGAAAATGGGCGTTTACGTTGCTTACAGTTTAAAAGATGACCGCTATGAGCTAAAGTTTGATGGTAAAACAGTACACGTTGAAAAGTATAAATGGAATAACTTCATCAGGAAACAACACAACGATAATAAAGATGTCATTAGTCTTGGTGGTGACCTTAGTGTGGAACCAGAAGAGCTAGAAAGATTAATTTCCAAGTAAAAAACAATCAGCCATACTTTCCCCTATGGTACAATCATGGTTGTGAGGAGGAGAGGAAAGTTGGCTAGAGAAATCAAAACTAAAGAACAACGGAAAGCAGAAAAGGAAAGTGCTTTACGCAGCTGGATTGAAACAAAAGTTAATTTATCGAACGATTGGATTGATAACGAAAAAACGCAATCCAAACGAGGAATTATCCGCGGTGGGGTTTATATGTGTCAATTAGGGGAAAACATAGGTACTGAACAGGGAGAACACAGACCTGTATTAGTCGTATCTAATGATTTAATCAATTCCACCTCTGGAAACGTGTCCGTAATTCCTTTAACAAAAAACTTAAAAAAGAAGGTTTTACGTGATAAAGAAGGAAAAGTAAAAGAGGTGCTTAACAAACCTCAATATAGAAGTCATTATTTCCTCTTAAAAAGAAAATACACTTTCCTAGAGCATGATTCAGCAGTTTTAGGCGAGGAAACTAAGACTGTAAGTAAGGTAAGAATAGGAGACCACAAAGGTGATATTTCCCCCGGGGATCTTGACAAAATCATTACTCGTGTAAAGTGGGTCTTTGGCATTTAAACGAGCTAGGGTTGACGAAATGGACAACCTCTTTTATAATTTAGGTAATTACATCGTCCGTCACGTCACGGACAAATCGCGTGAGAATATCACGTTTTTTATCATAGGGGACCTTCATAATCAGGTCCCTTTTTATTATTTCTAGGAATAAAAAGGCTTGTTTTGAGTAAACATCTTAATACATCGCCCATCACGTCATGGGCATTCCCCTACGTATTAGTAGGGAAAGTCATCGTCCGTCATGTCACGGACAAACCGCCCCCAGGGACATAGATCCTTGGGGGTTTTATTATTTTTCCTAAAGTAACCAGTTACTGATATTACCGATATTGGTTTACATTTACCGATTGGTAATCTTATAATTAAAGCAATGAAAGCACCATATCGTGTATATATGGTGCATTCGCTAAATGCCTATTTGTATACAGGTTAGGAATTTTGAATACAATATTAAAAATGAGCTAAGGTGTTGCAGCACCCTAGCTCTAGCAATAAGACTGTTGAAAAACGGTCAGCTCAGGAAAGTGATTCACCCATTGAACGTTTCGCGGCGTGCAGGGTGGGTTACTTTTTTAATTTTAAAGCCATGTATAAAGTAACAAAGAAGCTACCAGCTGCAAATAAAAGCATTAGGAATTCCATGACTACTACCACCCCCCTAATTTGTGACATAGCGTTTAAATCGGGGGAGCATGACCTCTTTTTTCACATCATCTTATCACTTATCCTATTATACACAATTCTAGTCCTACATGAGAAACATGTATCCAGAATAAGACATACACTTCCGAAGCGGTGTTCGCTTTGTGAATAAGAGAAAAATATGATAAAATACCACTCTTTTAATTAACAGTCAAACTACATAAGGATCTAGAGATAGGGGCACCATTTTATATTCGAGGGTACACCAATTTCATGTGTTATAACGAGATGTTTTTGAGAAAACTAATCACGAAGGATATTTTATGGGGACAGCTGCCGACAATTTGTCGGACACTTGAATTACCCGCTCCAAAAGAAGGTGCAAATAGTGGATTATTTTATCTTCTTTTCGTTGCTGCTATTTCCTTTAATCCTAGCGTTGAAATATGACTATACGAAACCAGAACATGATAAAGAGCGTTATAAGTGCCAGTCTCCAATAGAGTCCCGATTGTATGAGGCGCTTAAAAGAAATGGTTATCCAGTATCTACACAAGTAAGAGAAGGGCCATACAGTATCGATATAGCCCTTAGAGGGGCGAGGATTGCAATTGAATGTGATGGTAAGGATTATCATTCATCTCCTTCGCAAAAGGAAAGGGACAGGAAAAGAGACGCGTTTTTAAGACGTAGAGGATGGAAAGTACTTCGCTTTTCGGGTAAGCGGATCTACAGAGATTTAAACGGTATTCTTGCTCGTATTGAAAAAGAAATTATAAAAAAGTTATAACCATTTTGGTTAGTACTGAAAATTAATAAATCAACGCTGTTCATTTTTGTTATGGGGTACTAATTAGCAACATTTTTTGAATGTGCTCTAAACCGTTGGGATTAAAAGCGGGAGCGCAGATAATAGACCGATAATTATTATCCAGCTCATTATCCATGAAATTCTCCATCTATTATCCAAATTACAACTAGTTGTAAATAAAAAAATCCTGAACACTCCTTTCAAATTGCCGATATTCATGAATAACAAACTTGAAGGGGGTGTTTTTGTATGGCTAAAAAAACTCAGCTTGCCATTCGTTGTGCTGAAGTTGGTGAAGATGTTCAATGTATGGATACTGGAAATGGTTACGACGTGGAAAAAGTCTTTGATGATGGATCTGTGTCCGTTGGTACCAGGTTTAATATTATGACTTGCTCAACAGAATTAATCGTTTTAGAACCTTATAACTATTGGGTGGTTGAGCAAGTAGAAGCGGCTGAGGAAGGAATTAACGTAACAATAGTTGATGAATAAAATATGCGGGATTTTATGCAGTACAATGCAGTTTGTAACTAAAATATTGATAAATAAACAATGTATAAAATCATGTATAGTGGGTTCCGTACAATGTGGGCGGAACCCTTTATTTATCAAGATTTCTATTTTTTATTATTACTACTGGTCCCAACTGAAAGGCAAGTAGGGAAAGTTTGTCCTTACTTCAAGTACCCACATTTTGTGGGTGGTTACTAACCCTAATATAGTCACGGTTTTGAATAATCCCCTTATGGTATTTACAATTAAATCCTGTAAGTATTGATGTAAAAGCTTTTTTTAGTTGGAATTTTAAATACTTAATTCAAATACTTGTAACAAATACTTGCACGTTCACCTATTTGCACAAAGTATTTACGTGAAGTATTTATTCTAAGTATTTGAAAATATCCCCTGTACTCGGCAGTTGTCGTCAGTTTGGTGACAACTGAATACAAAAAAGACCCTTTCCTTTATTGGTTAGGGTCTTTTTTAATGAGTGGAATTTTCTTCAGGTGTGTACTCCAGAAGTTCGGAAAGTGGAACATTTAAAGAATCGCAAAGTTTTATTAGTGTTCCTAACTTAACCGTATCTATATCTTCATCATGGTAAAGCTTATTTAGTGCATTTCTACTTAAATGAGTGATTAACATCAATTCCGATACGCTATCAATCTTTTTTTTAGCCATAATAATTCTTAAATTATTGGTTATAGCCACGTCTATTCCCCTCTCCCTCTTACTCCTCTGAGTTATATTTTACTTTTAAAGAGATAATTTATCAATTATTTGTTGACAAAATTACCCTATAAATATAATAATTAACCATATAAGGTTAAAGTTTCATAGATTAAGGACAAGTTAGGAGAGGATAAAAATGAAAAAGTTAGAAGCCCCAGTACTTTCTGAAAAGGAAATAGCTTATATTACGGAATTAATGTATTCAGAAGGTGGACAAGTCAATCGTTATTTAATGGACAGATTTAGAGCTGCTAACCCACAAATAACATCTCAACGTGACGAAGAATTGGTTTCTCAAGCGTTGATTGCTGGCTTTTATTTATATAATGATGTCATTGCTGGATATATAGACATCCTCAAAAAGGGGGCTAATAACAATGACTGATGTTGTTGTAACAGGAGATGAAGGAAAGAAAACAATCGATTTAAAAAAATTAGTAAGGAAAGCTGAGTTAGAAAAATTGATCTCTACAGAGGAATTAAATTTCGAAGGCGTTTGGAATATAGAACAAAACAATGGCTCTATGTACATATATGTTGGGCCAAGGTTAATTACTTATCGTTTACCCTAATTCTGATATATCAAATCGCAAAGAATTCGATAGATGGGTAAAAGGGAAAGCAAAGGAAATAAAAGAAAGTCAGTGTGTCGGAGAATTTTAAGGAGGTAAAAATACAATGAGGTTAACACTTCGTCAGGCCAGATTAAATTGTTACTTATCAGAAAAAGAAGCAGCCAAACTAGCTGGTTTACCACTAAGAACCTTAAAGCGTTTGGAAGCCGATTGTTTTGATGTAAGTCGTGAAAATTTGATTAAATTATTGAGATTATATGAGATCAGTGCAGAACATGTTTATCTTGGGAAGGAAGCCGATTGTTTAAATAAACAAAATAAAGCCACATCGCTGGGAACGACGTGACTTTTGGGTAAATAAAAAATTTCAATACTAAATATTATAATCAAATTTGCTGGAAACGTAAAACATGGATTTCAAAAATAAATATCTGGAGGGGATAACGATGTCAAAAGGAACTATTTCATTCCTTACATATCAGCAAATAACACAATTAAAGTTAGCGATAATGGATGCAGCAAATACGTTAATTGAGGATGAAGCTGTAACTCGTGAGGAAATAGCTTTAAGTCTTATGAAAACAATGACATACTTCGAGTGTCTAGATGAGTTAGGAATGAATGCCCTCAGATCAAATGAAATGGTGGAGCTGGAGGAGATCATTTCTAATGTTAATGAGTTAAAGGCAGTAGCAACTGAATAAGAAAAATACACAAAGGGGGCGCGAAATGCGTACTCCTTTTTTATGAAAATAAAAATCTCTTATTATCGCCAAAAATTTCAGTGCTTGATAACATGTTTTATAAGGCTATGTAGTTTTATGGTGAAGTTTGGTAGAATAATAGACAAAGAAAAAACCCCCAATGGTTTGGCCGCCGCGGGAGTTTCTTCGATACTGGAAGGACAATGCCTTCGCTATTAGGATTGTTGTACCTTTTTAGGACAACGACCCTTTGCTATTGAATTTATGTATATATAATAGCATAGGCAGACGTTCCTTTCCACTATGGAGAGGGGAATTTTTATGGAAAATCGCTCAACAGCTGCTAATAATGTTGATAATGCTAAATACCATGCATGGTTCCATCATAATGGTGCTGATGGATGGATAACCGTCGCTAAAAAAACACCTGCAGGTAAGTTCCGGCAATACCACTATAGACCTGAAGATTTGGCCGAACAGTTAGGAACATGGTTAGGTGAGGACGTGTACTTCAGTCAAAACACGTTCTTTAAACCTCAACGAAGCATAGAAAACATTCGTCAGCTACGTTCCTTATACGTTGATTTAGATTTTTATCTGTTTAATTATGAGCCGTCGTGGATCTTAGGTAAGTTAGAACATGAATTTTTTGGAGAGAGCCTTCCTGATCCTAACATCCTTATTTTTAGTGGACAAGGCATTGTTTTAATTTGGTTGTTGGACCCTGTTCCTTATAAGGCTTTACCGTTATGGCAAGCCGTACAGAATTATTTTTTAGAGTTATTAAAGGAGCTCGGGGGAGATGAAAGAGCAGCGGACGCTTCGCGTGTCTTTCGTATTGCTGGGAGCGTGAATAGTAAGAACGGTGCTGAAGTAAGGGCCGAATATCGCCACGATTACCGTTACCAGTTACGTGATATTCAATATGACTACCTTCCTGATCTAACAGAGGAGCTTAAACCCGCTCCAGGAACAAAAAAGCGTGGACGTAAAAAGAAGGTTGCTCAATTATTCAATACGTATAAACTCCATTATGCTAGGTTATTAGACTTGGTTAAGTTGGTAGAGCTTCGTAACTATGAAGTGACAGGATACAGGGAAACGATTTGCTTTTTATATCGTTACTGGTCCTGCTGCTATACAAACGACCCTTCAGAAGCACTAGATCAAACGTACACGTTTAATTTACAGTTTAGTGCCCCTTTACCCTTAAAAGAGGTTGAAAGGGCTACAAGAAGCGCTGAGAAGGCGTGGATAGCTAAGAATGATAAGAAGGCGAATGAACTTGCTATTGAAAAAGGTTATCCGGGAGCCGGTTATAATATCAGCAATAAAAAGCTAATATCGTGGTTAGACATTACAGATGACGAAATGGAGCATCTACAGACGATTATAGGGGCTAATGAAAAAAAGCGTAGGAAACGTATAGCTAATATGGAAAAACGTCGTGAGGAAGGCATGAAGCCGCGAGAGGAGTATTTACAGGAGCAGCGAGATAAAACACAAGATAAATTATTCTTATTGCAACAAGCTCTAAAACGATACCCGAATGCTACACAAAAGGAATTAGCCGAAAAACTAGGCGTGGACCGCTCTTATATAGCTAAATTAAAACGAAAATTAAAAGTGTGACTGGTCTGTACGCTTATATTATGGGCGTAAGCCTGCTCGCTTTTTTATCTTATCCACAGGCAGGATATTATCGTTATAATCCAAGAAAAGAATTTATTTTTTTTACAGTATTGGAGGGTATAGCGGCCAGTCGGCCTGAGACGAAGGTAAACGACAGTGCGGCAGGATCTAAGCTCCTACACAAAATATTACCACTACTATATATTACTTATCTCTGTTCACTACATTGATTTGTACAGTTAATTTGAATTGTATGGATTACTTACTACAACGATAAGGTAGAACCTTTAGAGTTTTAAAAGTAAGTAAAAAAGAGAAACCAGTAATTTATACATTAGTTCTTCTAACAATACTTATTAAAAACTACATAACACTTAAAATAAGACACTTATTCCTTTGTATATTACGTTTTTATGTTGGAATAACGGTTTTGTACCCGAAGTTGTTAAAATTGATATATGGGCTTTCTAGGCGTTTTATATGAGGTCTGTATTATAAGATGAATATGAAATGATAAAAGACACCGTAAAAAGTATTACTGGGTGTCTTTTTTGTCGTGCATTAAGGTGTCTAAAAATATTTTTAATAACTGTTTATCTTTCTCTGTAAATGATATCCCTTTGTAGTTTATTTCTTGTCGTTCCTCTAAGAGAGTGTTGAAGTCAAAGAATCTTTGCAAAACCTCTTCTTTAGTTAGATATTTACTGCTTTTTGCTCCATTCTTATCTTTTTTGGTTTCCATGAAATTAACATCAAAGACCAATGTTCCTTTTTGGGTATTGTTGTCCCAGATCTCATCAATAAAAGAATACCCAGCTTTTTTTAATAGTGTTGAATAATCGGTATTTAGCGCTTTTGCTATTTTTTCTAATAAGTCTGGAGCGGGTGGCTTATCTTTATTTTTATTTGTTTCAATTTGTGATAAGTAGGGTTGTGAAAATCCAGTCTTTTTAGCTAAATCAACTAAGGTTATTTTTTTCTGCTTTCTTATAAAACGTATATATTCCCCTATATGTTGCTCCATAAATACCTCTCCTTTACTAGTTGTTTATATTAATTCTACCTAGAAATATAAATGATTGCAATAATTATGTAACTAAAAAGTTGAAAAGTATTGAAGTTTATTATATTTAGTTATATAATTTACACAAGAGCTATATTTACTTATATTTTTAGGGTGGTGTTGATATGAAGATTAAATTAAAAGACGAATCGAAGTTCAATGAATTAGTAATTAAAAAAGGTTGGTCGAAAAACAAACTTTCAGTAGAAGCAAAATTGTCACAACCTACTGTCGTCCAGATCAGTAAAGGAGTGAGAAATCCAACTCCACTTTCAGCTAAAAAATTATGTGATGCTTTAGAAGTTAGTTTTGACGAGATATTTGAAATTATTGACGAAAAAGAGGCAGTAACAATTTGAACATAAGACAATCTATTAAGCAGTTGGAATGATTAGGTGGTGATGAGGATGACTAACAGGATTCGGGATATTGATTTTTTAAAAGAAGAACTAAAGAGCAAGGGGATTTCTCAAACAAAGTTAGCGAAGGAAATGAATTGTTCCCAGCCATACGTAAATCAAGTACTAAATGGATTAAAGGATCCCAGGAATTCCTTTTGCATAAAGATTTGTAGATTGTTAGATAAGGATTTTGATGAATTGTTTGTAGAATACGACAAATATGGTTACATTGCTGAAATTGACCCGGATTTCCCTTTTGATTTTTTTCCGGATGTCGCTAAAGAAATCGGGTTGAATGAATCAATTATTATCCAGTATCTGCTCGGATGGGAGTATAACTACAAATCAGTACAACAAAATTTTATGGACGGATATTACTGGGTGATTATTAAACCAGGGCAATGGGAAGAAATATTTTGTTTTTGGGATAAATTGACGGTAAAAAAGCTTGTTGAGAATTTGATTTCTCGCGGATTGCTTGTACAGAAAGAAAATTGGTTTCGAGTTCATCGGGATAACTATATAAAAGAGTGTAGTTAGTATGGAGCATAAGACTTTTACCCGGTTCCCGAATGAAATTTATGACTATATTCTGAATCCCAAACAATTTACTTTAGCGCAATTAATGATTGTTTTGGTAGTGATAAGAAATACTTATGGGTGGAACAAAGAATACTTTCAAGTTTCTAATAATGAATTATCTATTTTAACTGGATTTAGCTTAAAGCAGATTAAACGTGATGTGAAGTTTTTAGTAGATCAAAAGGTTCTTATCAAAGAGCAGGAAGGTAATAAAAAAATGCGACTAAAGTTTAATGAGCCTTCTGCGAAAAATGATGCTTTTTTATAACCATTACTGTTATGCACTCACTATACAGTGTTGGTTATAACTCAGTGATACCAACGGTTACAAAGGTTAAAAATTATAAACACAACTGTTGTGTGATTAATAGATAGTCTAGTTATAATCCAGTAATACCAAGGGTTCAAAGCTTATAACCAAACTGTTATGTATTTATAGGTAGGGTCACCCATGACCCCATTATAGGGTCATCCATGACCCCACTGATAGGGTCACCCATGACCCCACCTGTTCCAGTTCCTTCATTAGAGCGAACTTTCGAAAGAAAGATTTTAAAGAAATATTAAAGAAAACTACCTCGCAAATTTCTTTGCAAGGGCAGATTATTTTAGAAAGGATAATGAGAATGCAAATTACACTGAATTTACCAGGGGGTACTAAAACTTTTACGTCTCCAGTTCCAACTGTAAAAACATACGACTCCTTTCTAAAAATGCGAAAGAAAGTCAATGTAGCAAATGTTGGAGAGAATCCAAGAGAACTGAAAAGACTAATCAAGTTCATAACTAAGGAGGTGTTTAAAAATCAATTCACAGTAAGGCAGTTTTATCAAGGGGTTCCCTTGAATGAACTAGCTCTTGTGTGTCTAGAGGCAATAAACGAAATAGATGCTCATGCAGCAGGATTAGATGTAAAGATGGGAGGATGAATTAAATGGCCGAGGTTGGAGCTTTAAGAGTTAGTTTGCAATTGGACAGTGCAGACTTTAGCAGGAACATGACGGACATCAACCGTAAGTTAAGAAACACAAAATCAGAAATGCAATTAGCAAAGGCTAGTGGTGACGGATTTGGAGGCTCTATAAATGGACTTCGTAAACATTCTGAGATATTGAATAGACAATTAACACTTCAACAAGAACGTGTTAGGCGATTAAAAGAAGAATACGAACAGTCTAAAAAAGAAAAAGGCGAAAATGCTAGAGAAACAGAAAATTTAGCGACACGCTATAACAAAGCAGCTGCCGAAATGAAAAACACTGAAAGGGAATTAGCGAATGTAACAAGGGAAATTGAAAGACAGTCTAACCCGCTTATTCAGTTATCAGAGAACCTAGATCGTTCCGGAAAACGGATGAAGGATTTTGGTCAGCAAATGACCGACACTGGAAAGAAACTTTCCATGAGGGTGACAGCTCCTATTGTAGGGTTAGGGAGTGCAGCATTAAAAGTTGGAATGGATTTTGAGGAATCTATGAGTCAAGTTCAAGCTGTATCTGGAGCTACTGGAGAAGGTTTAAATAACTTAACAGAAATGGCAAAAGAAATGGGTGCCACTACAAGATTTTCGGCTAAATATAGTTGGTCAGTTACTGGTAAATCAGTAGCCTAAAACAGTTGGTGAATTCGGAGAAGGCTAAGTTTCAGTTACCCTTAAATTGATGTCAACTGAAATATGCTAACTCCGAGCGAAGCCTTACGGTGACGTAGGGAACGTGTAGAGACTAGATTGAGTATTCTTATTCTGAAGTGGGGACTAAATGAATAAGAGGAAATATCCACGAGCGCCAACCACCTAATTACATAAGGAGGTGTCAGGTACTTACAAGTTATCAGTACCTGAAAGACAGAAGGGTGAAGATATAGTCCGATACTCCAGAGAAATCTGGAGAGTAAGTTTAAACGGCTTACGTAACATTTGACTCAAGCAGCAAGCGGAATGGAATTTTTAGCGAGAGCCGGGTTCGAGGTATCAGAAATCATGGATGCAATGCCGGGCCTTTTAGATTTAGCAGCATCTGCGAACATGGATTTAGGACGAGCAGCAGATATAGTTTCAAATATTATTAGTGGGTTTGGTTACAATGCAAGTGAATCAGCGCGTGTAGCAGATGTTTTGGCTAAAGCCTCATCCAGTGCTAATACAGATGTAGGTCAACTAGGGCAAGCAATGGAAGTAGTGGCACCAATTGCAAATACATTAGGACTCGAAATAGAAGACTTATCAGCAGCAGTAGGTTTTATGTCCGATGCCGGTATTCAAGGTTCACAGGCCGGAAGACAACTAAGACAGGGGATGTTACGTCTTGCTAGTCCTACAGGTGCTGCTTCTGATTTGATTGAGGATTTAGGAATAAAAGTCTTTGATGCTGACGGAAATATGAAAGATATGGCCTCTGTAGTAGAGGAACTTGGAAATGGCTTAGAGGGGATGAGTGCTGATGCAAGAACAGCAGCTTTAGCTACTATTTTTGGTTCTGAATCAACTGCTGGGTGGTCAGCGCTTTTAGATCGAGGTGCCAATGATTTAGCAAATTACACAAGAGAACTTCAAGAATCAGAGGGTGCAGCACGTACAATGGCAGAAATAATGGAAGACAACGCCAAAGGGTCCATGCGTGAATTCCGTTCTGCTTTAGAAGGCGCTGGAATTGCCATTTCCCAACACATTATCCCTCAGTTCACTCGTGCTATTGAATTCGGTACCGGATTAGTTAGGAAATTTGGAGAGCTTGACGAAGAAACTCAAAGATTAATCGTGAGTGCCGCAGGAGTAGCAGCTGCAGTCGGTCCAGTACTTGTAGTTGGTGGTCAACTTGCAATGGGTATCGGTGGTTTAATGACAGGAGCTTCAGCTTTAACAGGTGTCTTAGCAGGAGCTGGAGGACTTACAGCAGCGTTTACAGCCTTAACAGGTCCAGTAGGTTTAACTGTTGGTGCAATAGGTTTAGCTGGAGCGGGAATTTACGCTTACACGCAATATGCTAATAGAGCTAAAGAAGTAAATTTAGATACAGCAAATTCTTATTTAAACCAGGCTAACTCACTTGAAGAAATCGCTGGTCGTTATGATGAGTTACGTAGGATATCAGGGTTATCAGCTGACGAAATAGGAAGAGTATTAGATCTTCAATCACGTCTGGAAGGTGAGTCAGATCCTAAAAAGATCGAAGCCCTTCAACAAGAATACGAAAAGCTTAGAAAAAAATCAGGATTATCTAATGAGCAACTTGAAGAAATGCTTGAATTAAATAATCAAATCATTAGGCAAACTCCAGAAGTTCAACAGACTTTTACAGAGCGAGGAAATTCTGTAGTTGAAGCAACTGACAAAGTTTACGATTACATTCAATCACTCCGTAATATGGCATGGGAAGAGTTACAAATTGAGCGGTTAAAAGCATTGGAAAACGAAGCTGAAGTTCAAGAAGAAATCAATAGATTATCCGAAGAGTTAGCACGTCACGAAAGAAATAGAAATGAATTACTTGGTATGAGTAACATGACGCAGGAAGAAATCAGCCAAAGACTCGATGAAATAAACAAGAAGTTTATGCAAGGTCTTTTATCAGAAGAAGAGTTAAATGAGTTAAGTCGTGAGCGCGGGCATTTATATACCCTCCAAGAAGGTAAGCTTACTGAACAACTAGATAAAATCACTAAGCAACGAGAAGAAGTTAATGAAGACCTGGAGTTGAACAGACAAAAGTTATCTAAGCTGTATGAAGTCGATGCAGCTATAGCAGGAATTCTTTTACTTGAGCTTGGGATTAACGAACAGGGAAGAGAAGGTCTGCGAATTGCAGATGAACAGCTAAAAAAATTACGCGATGAAAAAGCTGAAACTCAAGAGCGTATTAAACAAGAAGGAGATAAAGGCGGTCTTTTACAGGACCACATTAGAATACTCGATGAACAAATTAATAGGCACCAATCTATTATAGGTCAGATCGAGCGTGAAACAGGTCTTACTTCGGAGCTTCTTGACGACGAAAGGGAGAGGGAAAGAGTACAGGGGCAAATCGAAAGGCGCTTAAATACAACAGCGCGGCTTTTGACAGAAAACACTCGGGAAGCTGGGTTTTTAACATTAGAGCTAGGAAAAGATGTTACTAAAAATGTACGTGTTACGGACAATGGAACGATAGATGATCTTAACAAAAGGGCATCTGCTCCAGTAAATAAATCTGTTCATATTCATGAACGGATAGCTGCAAGTGCAGGCTTACAAATTCCTAAATACGCTGCAGGAACAGAGTGTAACCCAAATGCATTAGAGATGGTAGGGTGAGATGATAAATGAGTTTAGTTATAGGGATAGCATTCAAAGATTTTGTAATAGTTTCAAATGACTCAAAGGTAACAATACAGCACTATTATGCTGACACATTAGAAAAAGATAAGAGTAAACCTATCATTGAGACGAATTTAAAAAGCGAAAAGGTTACTAGAATAACAGATAAAGTATTTCTTGCTGTCACTGGGTTCCAAAATGTTACTGAGCTTATAAAACAAGAATTAGTCCAACGAGTAAATAAAGATAATGATTTACAGGAATGCTCAAAGATTGCAGAACAAGTGATTACTGAAATCAAAGGAAGAGAATTAGAGGGTTTAGACATACCTGAACAAGATGCAATTAGGATGATTAGGGAAGGGTTTAGCGCATATTTATTTGGCTTTACTCATTCTGGTAACGCTGGTTTAAAAGACATTTGTTACGGAGGTTATGCTGAATCTAGAGACATTACAAAGGCTTACCCAACAGTTATAAACGGTCCAGACCCGGAGTATGATTTTAAATTTAGAGAGGTTTTATCTTTGAGAAAAGATGAGAGATTTTTTCAAAACTTTATAAACAGAATTTTGGTGGTTCATGCTTACTTAAGTCATAAACACCACACATCTGTATCAACAGATTGTAACTTTCACATTCTGTACAAAGATGGAGACTTAATAAAATACTCTAAGCAAACTATTGATAGCGCTAATTATTATGAACAATTTGGCTTAAAAACGCTTCAAAAAGAGGTTGAAAGTGACGATTTTTAATTCGAAATCTAATAAAAGTATTTCAGAAAATCTTTAAATTGAAAATGTAATAAACCAGTAGAACGTTGGTATAGCCCCCCTCCCCTAAAAACTGAGGGAAAATTTCTCGATTGACCGGACATGGCCCTTCGCTTACACCGCAGGTCAATTTTTCGTGAAAGGGGGGTACAATGAAAAAGTTGTACAATCTATCTAAAAAAGTTATACAACGTGGGGACTCCTGTGAACAAAGGAGTCCCTTTAACACAACCAAAGGGTTGAATACCTTTTCCAATTTCCCTCTAGAACGGGTACGAACCTTCGTATTAATTATTTCCCAAAATGAAAGCTTGTTTTGGGGGGAGGGGGGGGTATGATCCCTAGAGAGATTTAGCTCTAGACCGGACCCGGAGTTATACGTGCAAAAATCTCGATTTTTAAAGTAGCCCTTTTCGAAAATGACTTTGGTTATTTCCCTTTTTGGTATTTTAAAAGTAACCCTTTGGAATTTAAGGAGATGATTACAGATGCCTGGACGATTACCAAAACCCGTAGCCGTTATTGAAGCAGAAGGTAATAAAGGTCGTTATACTAAGGCTGAATTAGAGCGTAGAAAAGAATTAGAGATAACCCCAGCCAATGACAATATTAATTGTCCAAAGTGGCTAAAAGGCGAAGGGAAAAAGGAATGGGATAGGATAGTAGATGAACTTAAAGAATTAGGTTTATTGACTAATCTAGACGTTGCATCTCTTGCAATTTGTTGTGATGCTTACGGAAAATACGTCGTTGCTACACGGCAAATAAAACAAAAGGAATTACTAATTGAGTATGTGAATGCTGCTAGACAAACAAATAAAGTTACTAATCCTCTTATCCAAATTGCTACAAAGTACGCTGATATGTACAAAAAATACATGATTGAATTCGGTCTGTCTCCAAGCGCTAGAGCGCGTTTAGTATCAGCGACTAGAACGGAAGAAGACGAAGAAGATGATGATTTATTAGATTAAGTGATCTCAGATAAAAGCGACTTATTTATTGGGGTGTTTCAAGGTGAATGAGGAATTGACTTTGCAAGAATTCAAAACAAGCAAAAAAGTCGTTGAGGTTGCTTTTGAGAAGTATAGGCTATTCAAGTATCTTCTAAATGTCCCTAATTTAGATACCATAACAGAACCAGAGAAAGAAGAGTACTCTAAAAGACAACTGTTTTGTGAATTCATCGAGGGGATCGTTTCAAAGTTACCATCAAAAGAAAGGTTCCTGATTGAAGAGCGTTATATGTCATTAGAGGCTGATTATATATCGGATTATGAGATTTACTCCGATAAAATGAAAATAGCTGAAAACACATATTCAAAGATTAGAAAAAGGGCATTTTCCAAGCTTTATTTAAAGTTGAAAAAGATAAATGATTAAGCTTCACATATTGATAAAACGCACTAAGTTATTAATTGCGTAATTGTTGATGATGTTATTAATAATAATGTTAATATTTTGTTAACAAATACAATATTATTAATGAAAATAAGGGAGGGGGAAGGTGCAATGAACGATGATGAAATAAAGGCTAAACAGGAGAAACTAAGGGAGAGAAGTGAAAAGTTAAAGCAACTGGGGAATGATATGCAAAAAACAGGTGCCAATATGACAATGACCGGATGTGGTTGCTTGTTGTTTGTGACTATACCTATTATTCTCTTACTCTTTTTGCTTTTTTAAATTTAAGATCAACAACTCGAGACAGGGGAGCTTGTTACCTGTCTTTTTTTGAAAAGAAAACGTAGTTACTACAACGTTTTATACAGTAACTACAAAGGGCGTGAATTTATTATGTATTGTGTAATTCAAAAGGTAGTCAATAAAAAGCCTGATTTATTTGGTACACCAAAAGAGTTATACGTTAACTCAATTTCTTTTACTATTGATGGTGAATTTAAAACAAAATACACATATCACTATAGTGAAGAAAAGTTTGAGCGACCTATTACAGATGCCTATAAAATCAGCATCCACAAAAGCTTTCGTAAGGATGGAAAAGTAAGAAAGAAACAGTGGGTTATTTGTACCATGAGCTATTATTCTTTAATTGAGTTTTGGCCGGGGGATTGTGTTTCACAGTCAAAGTTAGAAGAAAAGCTAAAGGAGATGGGAATCACTGAAGAAGAACTCTGGGATCTTGTTTATGAGAAGTTAGAGCCATTAATTGATGAAGTTAAGTTAGAGTTTGAAAGAACGGAAGAATATAAGACTAAGAAAAAACAAGAAAAAATTTTAGAGCAACACCGTAAGAAAAAATATGCTTTTGAAAAGAAATACGGCTCTGATACATATGACTATTGTTATGATGTATTTGGAGTTTTAAGAAATAGTGAGTACCTGGAGATTTTGAAAATGTATAATGAGCAACAAAGTAGTTACTACAACAGTCATCAAAGTAACTACAATGATTATTTTAAAAGTAGTTACTTTACTCAAACTACTAGTAACTACACCGATGAAGAAAAGGCAATGCTAAAGAAGATATATAGATTAGCAGCTAAAAAGTTTCATCCAGACGTAACTAAAGACGATGGCTCCATGATGAAGTTTTTGACTAAATTGAAAGAGGAATGGGGTATATAGTCTCTAACAATCCAATTCCAGATAACACGAGCACACCCGCCTTTATGGGAGTGCTTTTTTATGCAAAAAAAAACGGTCTATGCTTGAACATAGACCGTTTTACATATCCCAAAAATCATCAGCCTTAACACTGGGATCTAATTCCCTTAATGCTTTTAAAATCTTTTTTACTGTTCTAGTTGTCGGTTCTCTTTCGCAGTCTCCAGAAACTAAATCAGCAACAGTGCTTCTACCTAATCCAGCTTTTCTTACTAACCATTCCTGAGTTTTCCCATGTCTATCCAAAAACCTACCTAAGCGACTTCTTTTTTTCCCCAAACCTAATCCTAATCCAAACATTATTTAACTCACTCTCCTATCTACAATTCTATGTATCAACCATCTTGTCCAATTTCCACCAAAAATAAACGCTCAAAAATAATGCGTTAAAAATGAGTAATATTGGACAAACGGTGCCACATAAACCTTTTAACACAGGTAACACATAGGTCACACGATTGCTCTATAAAACAACCATTTGTGTATCTGGAGTAATACGAAAGGAGAGGAAATATGGCATTAAGGAGTAATGATGCAGGAAACTTTCAATCAAAGTTAATTAGTGCTTATGGGGAAATGATGATCCCCTCGAACATTACTCACTATCGAGAAAGGAGTCTAGATGAAGAACGGTTCGGTAAATACGATTTAATTGTTGAATACGAAGACAGAAAATACTTTGCTGGCACATTAGCAATGAATGAGGATGAGTTTGCAGATTTCGGGGAATCGTCAAATATGTTTGGGAACACCAAAGCCCATGAAGAAGCCAAACTAAGGACTATCATTTCCTTAGCCTTATCAAAAGCTACTGGAGATGTGCAACTAGTAGTGGGGCAACCGATTAAGAAGCATAAAGACAACGAAAAGAAGAAGATTATCCAGATGTTAAAAGGACCTCAGAAGATAATCATTAATGATATAACCTACGAGTTTGCCATTACTGATGTTGCTGTAGCAGCTGAAGGCTCATCAGCTTACTTTGCTATCGATAAGGAGGTAAGAGAGCAACACGAGGTCATTAGGATCATCGATGCAGGAAGTGGAACGGTTAATTGCGGCACTATCTACCTGGGCAAAAAAACAGATAAAGGCTCAGATACGTTTAACTTTGGTCGAAATACAATCAAAACAGATGTTAAAAGCTTTGCTGAAGGAATTTTAAAAAAGACTACTGGACTCAAGTGGAACCAAGAGGATAGGGTTTTTGTTTGTGGCGGTAGTGCTTATGAAATTATCAATACAATCCAGAACCATTATGAAAATGCAGAAGTAATCAAACCTCGTATTCAAGTTGGAAGCACAATGAAACGGATCCACCCGGTTTATGCAAATGCAGCTGGATACTACGAGATAGCCAGGGGGTTATACGGGTGAGCCACAACCGAGCGATAAAACCAGTGTCGTTTAGCTTAAACAAAGATGATGAAGTAGAAATGCTTGATTACGTCAAAAACAAAAATTTTTCCAACTACGTTAAGAGACTAATATTTTTCGATATGAGGCAGAAACTAAGAGAAATTGAACCCGCTCCTACATTACCACCAGTTACGAAAGATGACTTCGAAGGATTCATTTAAGCTCCTAACAGACTATTATTCTCTTTAATTTAAACATGTTCACAGTTGTCTAAAAACCAGTTTTTGTACAGTGTTTTTCCTCTGTATGCATTACTCAGTTTTATTTTGTCCATCAACCTCTATCATTGAATTTTTAATCCTGTTTAAAGAGGTAGAGGGGGAGGTATGAAAGAGGGGGGTGCGGGGGGAGAAAACTAGGAGGGGGGGAAGGGGAAGGGACACTACTTTGAATTGTCTGAAATCTTTAATCAATTCATAATCAGAGAGGGGTTGCTTGTATGGATACAATTACAATTCAAGTGAACGGGGAGCGGGTGGAAGCGAAGGTCACTAGGGATGAATGGTACATTCCTGAAAGACCTTATATCCCTCGTGAAGACATTACTTGTCCTCAGTGTGGTTCAAATAACATTACAGCTAACCTTATAGTTCATGGTTTCGCTACGGTATGGGTGAACACAGGGGATATTGATGATGGGCCAGACGATTGTGATTTTGGCATTGATGACGTTGACGAATGTTCTTGTGAGAGTTGTAGCCATGAATGGAGTGAATGGGAGAGGCCGAGGTGAGATCAAATGGATATTTATAATAAAATCGATAACGCAAAGTCCGAATCTGAAGTAAAGGAACTCTTATTAACATTAAAAGTTAAAGAGTTAAAAGAAGTGGCAGCGTATTACAATGTGTTCGTCATGAAACCAAACAAAAAGAACTATATCGAACGGATTACCAGTAATACAGTAGGACTTAGATTACGTTCAATAGCGATAAATCAGGTGGAATTAAAATGAAATATATCATAGTAAGTGAAAAACGGAATGTATTTTACAATTTGTCCGATTTAATTCCAGAGTTTATGAGAGTTGAAGGAAAGACGGAGCAAGAAGCAATTGATTATTTCATGGAAGGACTAGAAGGAACTCGTTATATGAAGTTCCCAAAGTATACTTCTGCATTAGTGATTGCAGACTGGATAACGCAAGATATGGACATTGAAGTTAACCAAAGTGAATTACAGTAGTACACCGACTTTAATAACAGGAGGCTAAAATGATAACATTAGGAACCTTATTTGTCGGCATGGCCGTAGCTTTATTGTCTTATAACGCAGGTGTAGAACACGCTCAGAAACGCCAGATTGAAGAACATGTAATAGAACCCGCTACAACCTTTATTCCAGAAGACTCAGACGATGAGATTATAGATTTAGTGGAGGAGGATAGCGGTGAAGAATGAGTGGAAATGGGCTGAGAATGTCAATCTTTTAAAGATGTCTCCAAAGGAAATTGAAACATTACACAACATGGACCCATTAACCCGAAAGTTTACCCTCACCTTTAAGTACGATGAACGTTTCGGCTGGAATCGATACGAACCACAGCATGTGGATCTAGCCGATACAACCAAAGAAGAATTTTTAAACCACATGAACGAATGGTGGGAGCAGTGCTCAGGTAATGGAGTAGTTAAGGACTGGATTTGCCAGTATGATTCGTACACTTATACAGCTATGAACAAATCAGAATTCACCGAATTTCTTTACCGATTCATGAATAGTTGGACGGATACGAGAACGAATGTAGTTGCCGATGGGTTTCGAGAAAACTTCTGGCATGGGATAGATCACGAAGTAGTAGCACGTCAAAAACAGGATTTACTTGCATGGATTGAAATGAAGAATGAAGTATTTGCTCAAAAACTAGGAAACAACTTCGATATGGTTATAGAAAACCTTATTGAATGGGTTAATGTAAATGCAATTCTAGAACCGTTAATGGTGTTACTCGATCTATTAGGAGTGCTGCCATTATGAACTATGAGTTTATCGATTTCAGGGAATTCGTAAGTAATAAGGTTCATCCCCAGCCAGAAATAAATGATTTAAAGACTCATAGTGTTTTTAGTACTGGGTATATCATTATCGGATTAACCTGTGTATTTGCTGTAGGAATAGGAGTTGCAGAAAACGTCCTAGTAAGGATGGGGAATGACCACATAGCAGAAACTATTGTGAGGTTTATGAAGGTCTTTATGCCAATAACATTACTTGCAGCATTAGCCATTCTAGCGTTTATGAATCCATTGTTCTAGGAGGAACCCATATTATGATAAAAGTCGATATTGATCAAGAAGAAGTAAGGAAAATGATTTTAGAAAAAGTAGAAGAAGTAGCAAAAGATGTTGATAAAGAATTAATCTTTTGGGATTCCAAAGAGTTAACACGTAGAACTTGCATGAGCTGGAATACTGTTGTAAAAACATTCTTCCACGACCCCAGATGCCCTCGATATAAAGTTGGTGGTAAGTGGTATTTTTCAGCTGAAGAAATGAAGAAGTTTTTGTTGGTATGGTTAAGCGAACAAGGTAGGTGAATGTATGAAAATACTAAAAGAAAGGCAATTAAAAAGCCAACTCCGGAAAGTATTTAATGCAGTTGGTATCTATAAAGAGTATCAAAGTTACCAAGATAAAAAGAAAATATACCCTAAGATCCATTCGGCGAGGGAATTAGACAATGGTAATAAAATAGAATTTGTCTTTACTTTATTGAACGGAATGGACCCAAAAGAGGTCAAAAAAAAGGAGTACGCCTTTTATCAAGTGTTTGGCAGTACTCTAGAGATAGAAACAGATAACATTAAAAAGTATACGCTCACCGTTTACAAAAAAGACATTGAAAGTAGAATTCTCTGGAGCTACAAAAAGGTCAAAGACCTGTTAAAGGATTATGAAGTTCCAGTAGTAGCTGGGGTAAACAAAAACAATCAGTATGTTACGTTTGATTTAATAGAGAATCCTCACTTACTCATTAGCGGAACTACTGGAAGTGGGAAAAGCACACAGTTAAGAAGTGTACTAATGACCCTAATTGCTGCAATGCCTCCTGAGAAGTTAGAACTTTATCTTGCTGATTTGAAAATGGCTGAATTTCAGTTTTTTAGATACGTCAAACATGTTAAAAATCTTTGCCTGACTAGAGAAGAAACTAAAGCTATGCTAATTAAGATAATGGTTGAGTTAGAAAAAAGACAGGCGCTTATTGTAGAAGAAGGAGTGACACACGTTAAGGATTTAGAAAAGAAGCGGGTCCCATATATCATAGTAGCTATCGATGAGTTCGCTTCACTAAAAGATGATGATGCAATGGAAATCATATTGGAGCTAGGTAATAGAGGTAGAGCACTTGGCATTTACCTCATCCTCTCCATACTACGTCCAGATGCAAAAACAGTGGATAGCCGAATTAAAGGGAACCTTAATGCCACAATGGGATTTAAAGCAAAGAATGCCATTAATGCAAATGTTATTGGAACTCCCGGAGCAGAGAACCTAAAAGGGAAAGGTCGATTCTTATTAGACTCCCTTACTGTTGATGGAATGCCAGAGCTACAAGGGATATTTTTAAGTGAGAAACGACTAAAGAAGCTCCTGGAACCATATAAGGTAAGCAAAGAAGAATGGAACGTAGATCAGCAACCAGAAGAAATAGACGATGAAGAGAATGATAATAATGAACCATTCAATGGAGCCCTGGGTGATGTAGAATGATTCAAAGAGATAAACTTATTTTAAAAGCTATTGAGAAGTTCCGTTGTCTAGAAAGGTACCATATAGAGAAAATGTATTTCACACATTGTAAACGCCCTTACAACAACGCAAATATCAGTCTAAAAAGATTAAGAGATAGAGGATATATAGTAAAAGCTCCAAGCCGTATGCCTTATGTGTATTTACCCAAAATTAATTCCATAAAGCGAAATTCAAATAAAATAGACCATTTCCTAGCTATGGCCGATGTCTATTTAGAGTTAGGATTGCCAAAGACATTCGATATAGAGCCACGCTATAAGGCGGATGTACGCCCAGATATATTCACTATATATAAACGTTCTCCTTACTTCATTGAGGTCCAGAAAAGCTTATATACAACAAAAGTAATGCAGAAGAAAATAGACCTATATGAAGAATTCTACGCTAGTGGAGAATGGAAGAAGTTTTGGTGGCAGCCTAAAAATGATAAATATAAACCATTTTTCCCTTTTGTTATTATCCTGACTGAAGCTAAGTATCCGATTAAAACAACCAACGTGAAGGTAAAACAATATAAAGACGTGAACGAATTCATATTACCTTTGCAGGAAAAGGGTAAGGGGTATGCAAATTGAATACCCCTTATCATCCTTCTTCATGAAGGATTTTTTCTTTGTCGTGGGGTGACAATTT